ATTATCTACCGTCGCAGATGGATTGTAGTTTGCTGCCTGTGGATTAGTACAACCAGGAACAGGTGGAGGAGGACAACTACCACCAGTTCCTAAATTTGTATGCCTTCCTTGAGATTGAACAGCACCCAATTCACCACTGCTTACGCCCCCAGCTCGGACCATTTGGTAGATACTACTATAACCACCTCTAGTAGGGTGATATACCCACGTACCTAAATATCCTTCTACGCCACCAACTTCTCCATATCTACCAAACAAACTGTAGTATGCCTGTGTAATTGCATTGCGAACGAAGTCGTTCCCTCCTGGCGGACTATTATCACTGCTATAGCTCTGCGGCCACCATAGAGTTCCCCTATCACAAATATATAGATTTCCGTAACGATTGTAATGACTATAGCGATAAGGCATTAAATTTGCTCCACATCTACGTATACACCACTGTCGTCAATTTCTACCTGAATAGGAGCATCTGCTTTGATTGCTACTGGTATATCAATATCATCAATGACAATTTGTTCTGTAGTAACTTCAGCATCTGGAGAGATAATAGGGGTTTCGTTTTTAATCTTGTCTTCAGACTCCGGCACTAAAATATTAGATGGCATTTGGTCAATATCAATATCAACTACAATAGACTTCGAGTCAGTTAAATTACCAGCACCAACTGCATATAGAGTATATGTAATAGATACTGGTCCTCTATTATGATAAGGAACATTATGAGTGTATGTACTATCAGCAGACGCAGATGCTCCTAAACTAATAATCTCGGCGGTAATAACGCCATCCAGATCTGTCATTGCAATCTGCAATTCATATGCAATCGTAGCTCTTACTTGTTCATGCTGTATTGTTATTGATTGTCCATAAAGAACAGATATTGGTCCAGATATATCAACTTCTGGTGGTGGTATTACAACTAGTGTAATCTGATCAGTATCAGTTCCACCTAAACCAGATGCAGTTGCAGTATATGTCGTAGTTACAGTAGGAGATACTACTTGGAATGAAGTTAGATTAGTACTACCAATTCCAGGTTGGATATTATTTGTAGTTGCATCTCCAGTTGTTGACCACCTTAATACTGTAGATTGTCCTACTGATATCTCTTCATCATCTAAAGATAATGTTACGACAGGAGGAATGTAAACTACTAGAGTTTTAGTACTGCTATTGCTAGTATAACCATAGTAACCCGCACTTATTGTATATGATGTATCATCAGCAGGAGATACAACAGTAGAATCACTAGCAGCAATAGCACCTACACTACTTAATGATCTACTAGTAGCATTACTAATAGACCAAGATAATGTAGCATTTTGTCCTCGAATAATAGCTGGTGGTGATATTGTGAAACTAATACTAGGAGTAGGATAGGAACATCCACTATTAACATTAGCACTTGGATTATAGTTAGATGCTAAAGGATCCATACACCCATAGACATTATATGTACATCCTGTGCTAACTTGATTTGCATATGGGTTAAAGTTATTAGCACTAGAGTCTTTACAACCATATACAAATACAGGAGAATACCACGCAACACCTTTAGATTGGTATCCCGATGGAGCATAACTACTAGTCTTAAACTTATGATCTACAACTGAAGGATTATAAAATTTATAAACTGGTACACGATATGATCCAGGACCAGTATATGCATAACCAATAACACCTTCATAAACATAACCACTAGGAGTGCTACTATTAGTTTTGTAAAAGTGATTATATTGAGTTGGATTCCAATATCGATATACAGGTGCAACAGCCCCAACGATTCCAGGAACGCTGCCAGACATAAAAAGATTCCAAACACCAGTGGCTACAGCACTATATGCAGTGATTTGTTCGCCGCCAGGGTTTGAAGTATAGAAAGTATCCGCTCTATAATAACCAGGATTGAAAACGCCGTAAAAAGAGTCGAATGTATGTAAATTACCTGAAGCTCCCATATCTAAATCTCCCTAATATCTACATAGATTCCACTGTCACCAATTTCAACCTGAATAGGATAATCTGCTTTGATTTCCACCGGTATATCTATATCAGTAATAACAATTTGATCTGTAGTAATTTCTGCATCAGGACTTACTACAGGGGATTGATCTATAAATTTCTCATCCGATTCAGGTATCTGAATAGCATCAGGAGTTGTATCAATAACAACATTTACTGTCTTAATATCTTCATCTGTTAATGATCCAACTCCTATACCATATAATTTATATTCTATGCTAACAGGTCCAATACTATTGTATGCCGGACTATGAATTGTATCACGGTCAACTACCGTCGCAATTGGAAGCTGCTCTACAAGTATGTAATCAGTATATGTACCATCAGCATAGTAATACTTAACTAAAAGTTGTAAGGAAACACCAGAATTAACAGAATATGATGTTAAGTTAATATTATCACCATAATTAACAGATAATGGTGCTGTTAATGTTACTACAGGTGGTGTAACAACAGTAACAGTAACTTGATCAGAACCTTGACCTGCTAATGGATGAGAAGCAGTTAATGTATATGTTGTAGTTTGTGTTGGAGTTACCTGAATAGGTGTTGAAGTGATATTGACACCACCAATGCCGGGAGTTAATTGTGCAGTGGAAGCATCTCCAGTAATACTGTATATTAAATTAAGAGACTGTCCTTGTACGATTGTATCGTTAGTTGCATCTGTCGAAAGATTTACATTAGGAGGAATAAGTACATCCACACTACGTGATTGAGTTCGAGTGCCACCAGGACCAGATGCAGTTAGTGTATATGTTCTATCATTAGCAGGACTAATTGATACAGTTTGCGATACTGGACGATTGCCTGGGAAGTCTGTTAATGAGACGGTTGTTACATTTCCACCAATATTATAAGATAAAGATGCATTAGATCCCAAAACAAATTGATTAGGTGTTACTGTAAAATATTGAATGTCTGGAGGAGCATAACTAAATGATGCTGTAAAAAATCCATTACCAAAATTTGAATATCCACTATTATAAGTCCATGAATAATATTGGGTATTACTATACCATCCAGAATTCCCTCCAATACCAGCATATCCGTTATACGTAGTTGCGCCACCCAACCCACCGGCACCGCCAGTAGAAGATCCTCCACCGCCGCCACCACGGTGACCTTGCGGGGCATTGCCGCCGTTTCTCCCACTTAACGAACCTGTTGTAGCTCCGCCACCAATACCACGACCAGCAGTATAATATCCACCATAACCAGTATTGTTATCAAATCTACCAGCACCGCCGCCACCACCAACAATGACAGTATATCTGTTTAATCCGCTATCATAAACTCCTGATGCTCCACCGCCACCTCCACCTGATCTATGTCCATTACCACCACTTGCTAGCGGAGAATAACCACCAGATCCACCAGGGTTAGCTGGTCCTTGTCCAAATCCTCCTTGACCACCAAGATAAAAATATAAAGTGTAGTCGTAACTACGAGTGTTTAATCTAAAATTACCAGATCTACCAAAACCACCCCTTGAAAAATACCACCCACCAGAAGAAGATGCTGATCCACCGCCTGATGCAGCTCCTACACTGAATATTACATTTGTGGAATATTTTGGTACAAATACCGAATGACTACCTGGTTGTTGTGATGAAAAATTAGGCATTATATCTCTCTAATGTCCTGCCAAACGTTAGCATTATCAATCTCCACTTGAATAGGATAATCTGCTTTGATTTCTACAGGTATATCTATATCAGTAATGACAATTTGGTCGGTAGTAACTTCTACATCAGGAGTTACTACAGGTTCTTGATTTATAAATGTGTCATCAGTTTCAGGTATCTGAATAGCATCAGGAGTTGTATCAATTGTAATAGGAATCTCAATGGCAGCAGTTTCTTCTAATGTGCCATATCCATCTACAAGAAAAGAAAGTCTTACTTTAAATGGTCCATAATCAGTATATTCAACAGGTATTGTATGTCCAAATACAGTTACTTCATCACCAATAGTGTTAGGTATTGCGACTGAAGGTTTAAACTCATTAGTTCCATCAGTGTATAAGTATTCAGCAATATAACTAACACCTCCATCAGAATTAGTGGCATTAATAGTTACTTGGATATCTTCATTATATAATATATTAATAGGTCCACTCACACTAATAGTAGGCGGTGCTAATACAATAACCAATACCTCTGCTGAACCTGTTCCGCCTAAACCAGAAGCAGTAAGAGTATATAATGTATCTACAGTAGGAGATATTGGTGTAAAACTAACCAGATTAGACCCCCCAATACCAGGATCAATGGTCACAGTATCAACGTCACCAGTTACAGTCCAACGCAATGTAGTGCTGTTTCCTTGTATTATTGTACTATCAGTAGCATCTACAGCAAAAGTTATTATTGGCGGTACATATACAGTAACTGTAACAGTAGAAGATCTACTGAATGCAGGATTTGTTGTAGTTAATCTGAATTCACTGGTTTCTGTAGGAGCAACAGTCAAATTACCAGATCTATTTACTTGTCCGAGTGATTCAACAACAGCACCATTTCGCATTCTTTCTAATACTTCTGATGTAGACTCTCCACCACCAGTTGTCCATGTTAAACATGATCGAGAATTATTCCCATCAGTTCCATTTAATCTATATGCAGTGGGATTAGCACTGATTGATGGTGTTGGAGCATCATATGTACAAATACAAGCATATACTGATCCAGAATATCCATATCTACAACTACCACTACCACCTTGCTGACCGCCTTGACCTACAAGAGCATAAACATTTTGTCCAGGAACTGCACCATTACTATTTCTATATTGTATACAGCACGATGCACCACCACCTCCTCCACCATATGAACTAGATGATCCTCTCCACTGACCAGCACCACCCTGTCCAGTGCCTCCATATCCTGATGCAGCTCTATTCCAGGGACCACCACCGTATCTACCGGTTTGTCCATATCGATAGTTACCATACCCACCACTGCCGCCGCTATAGAAAGAACCAGGATTACCACCATATGAGATAGTACCACCAGCACAACTATATCCTCCACCAGCTGGTGTTTTACCAAAATTATATCCTACATTAGGACGTGCGCCACCACCTCCACCACCAACAGTAATATAACTAACATATTTTACACAGGTTGATATATTAATATTACTGCTATATGATCGATATATGTTAAAAGATGCCATCTAATAATACCGTTAAAATTTAATAATATAATGAACTAAAATAAACGGAGTAACTACTTGATTTAATACATTTAAATTTTCCACATCCACATCTACGGTTGATGTCATATCATCTAAAGGAACATCGATGTTTGCATGACTGTATGTAAAATTACTGGTATAAATGTATGGTCTTGTAATAGTATGATCGTGTCCAGGATCACCAGAAACAATACTGCTACTTGTTTCTTCTAAACTATTTCCACCAGAAGCATTTGCAGTGTTGGCTCGTGGTCCTTTACCATCGCCACCAATGTCATGTTGTGCCGAATGATTTAAAACAGTAAAACCGGTATCACCAGCAACATTATGATAATGTCCTTGAAACTCATCTATTGTTAGAGAATATAAACTGGTGTCTTTCGGTACAGTAAATTTTGGAGCACCATTAAAATTAGCAATATCAGATGCAATTACCATATTTCCAATATAATTAACCGATGCAGAAGGACCAATATTTGAGATAGGATCGACTTCAACTCCAACTTTACTAACACCAGGATCTTCTTCCAAAGTTGTAGAAAAATATTCTCCAGATCCTCTACTACCTATAACCACTTTAGAACCTAAATCAGGAAGTTGAAACTGTCCCAAATCATTAGTTTCTGTATCTACATTTCTTAAATTAGAAGTTTCTTTCTTAAATCTTGATTCATCGCCTACGCCAAGAATCTGCGACAACAATAAAAAATCTTTTGCATTTTTAATTGTACCGTCACATTTCAAGAATCCTGCTGGCATAGCCTCTTTAAATACCGCAGTAGTTGGATCATTATTAAATCCCAACCCAGATACAGTATGCATCTGAATGGTTCCAGGAATACCGCCCCAATGAGATTTGTTATGAGCGTAGTTATTTCTTTTTACCATTTTAGTATGCTCTGATAATGTATATCGATGTGACTCTTGGTTGCTGAATATTAAAGTCGATTTGCAACGCTTTTTGATTTACTGTATTATCTAGTGTAGCAGTTGGCATAGTAACCGATGCTGCAAGATTGCTTTGTGGTCTCATCCTACTGCCATCAAAAACAACCTCAAACTCATCATGAGTATGCGAAAATATTTTATCAGTGGCAGATTCAGAAGTAAAATTAAGTCCAGGGTTACTTACTAAAGTATCACCAACAACACTATCGCTTGTAGTATAATGATTTTTAAATCCTTCAGGAATACCAACAGTATTTCCACCAATACCAAAAGGTACACTATCCGAAATATATTTTCCATCAGATTTAGCAGGAGTTGTTAAAAATCTCCTACTTAATGGCGATCTCGTGGCATATGCAGGTTTCATGTTAATCGGAGGTTGCTCTGATGCTGCTTTAGAAACAATTTTGCCTGTTTGACCCTGACCAAATCCTGTTGGAATATTGGCATCATTTGGCCATTCCAAAGTATAAGTATCTGATATGCCAGCAGTAGGACTACCACCTGGAGATGATAATCTACCTGCTACAATACCGCCATAAAGATCTGATGTCTGTCCACTACGGGTAGCGGAAATATTACTGTTTTGGTTCGGTGTGCTGTTGTCTTCGGCTGGGGAGTCATTTGCCCATCCTTTGTCTGTTGATGTCCAACCAAAATAAATGTCTACACCACCGGACTCATCATCAGATTGAGGAGGATCACTTCTACCATCATTATCAATACCATGAGCAAAGATAGTGTAATAGATCGGATCATAAGGAACTACTCCTTTTCCAGGTTTAGCAGGATTACGATTATTAATTGTTTCTAATGACCCTGAATGATTGTGTCTTTTAATATGTTTTCTACCTAATCTTCTGGGTCCAATGTAGATAGTTTTAATCCCTTCACCCTGAATTAAAGTATTTCCTCTGATTTTACCTTCATATCCAGTCCTATCATCATTGTTAATGTTGAAAACTAAATCAACAAAAACATCAGTAAAAATAGTAGTTACTCCAGCATCTTCATTTGTTCCAATAATTGGATCCATCACGGTTAATGCTTTTGCATCTAAATCCGCAAGACGACCAGTACCACCAGCAGCAAAGTTAGCAAAATATTCAGTCTCAATATCCATCAATGTTTTACCATTGAGGTTAGGCATTTTAATACTACCCAAATAACCAGGAAAATTACCATCAAAATCACTACTGCCAGCATTATAAGTATCACCAACCGCCTGCGCTAGCAAAGGAAAATCAGAAGCTGATAAAGTTTGACCATCGCAAATAATCCATCCAGCAGGAATTGATGTCAATCCCCCAGTCCAAGGCAATATGGTGCCAATGACGGCACCTTTTGCAGTTTTAGTTTCTTGATAGAAAGGCATGTGTTTATACTTCGATTAAATACCAACCAGCTTTGGAGGTTGAAACAGCAGAGTTGCCATCAGCATCGGATGTTCCTGCATATACAAGAGCAAATCCTGCATAAGGTGTTTGAACAATAAGTTCACCACCGTTATAACCAGTAAGACTTGCCGAGTTACCAGAAAGCATTGCTGATGCTGTGTTATCAGAAGAATTCTGAACCGTAACATTACTTGGTGCTCTAACAACAAGTGATAAGTTATAGGTCAGGATACCACCAATATCTATAATCCTAATCATGTCGCCCAATTGTGCATTTTCAGGAAGTTTAACAACCGTGTTCTGACTTGTATTCAAGAAGTAATTTACGTTTGCTTCTGCAATAACTTCAAAGGAATCGGAATAATCCCATCTGCGACCACCTGTAGGTGAGAAGTAGTTAGTAATTCCGCCCAATGTAACTGCTCTATCAGCACGAATACCGAAGGATTGATTTCCTCCAGAGTTAACTGTTAGATCACCACCCTCGATCGTAACATCACCAGCAACTGATAATGATCCGCCAAATGTACTTGTTCCTGTTCCTAAAGCAGAGAATGAACCATATGTGGTAAAGTCTCCTGAAGAATTATCAAAGGTAAGTCTTGGAGTAGTTCCATCAACTCCGAAGAAGTTCATATCACCACCGTTGATCGTTAGATCACCAGTTGCGGTATCAATTTGGAATGTAGTTCTGAATGGAACTGCAACAGTCGTTCCATCAGATAGATAAGAAGGACCGCCATTAGTAAGAGTAAAGAACTCTTGACCTTCGATCGTAGAACCGTTGATTGTAAG